AAAAATCGTGCATTTGGTGAGTTAGGACATCCTGACGGACCAACAGTCAATTTAGAGAGAGTGTCACATATGATTACTGCTCTAACTCCAGACGGCAAGAATTTTATGGGTGAAGCCAAGATTATGAACACACCTTACGGTAAGATTGTAAAAGGTCTTATTGATGAAGGCGCTCAATTAGGAGTATCTTCAAGAGGTATGGGTTCCTTGGTGACTAAAGGCGGTGCTAATTATGTGGGTAAAGACTTCTATTTAGCAACGGCGGCTGACATTGTTGCAGACCCCAGCGCTCCAGACGCTTTCGTAGAAGGCATTATGGAGAATAAAGAGTGGATATGGGACAACGGTCAGATTAAAGCACAAGATATTGAAGAATATAAGAAGTATATTGAGAAGGCAAAATCAATCCAATTAGCAGAAGCTAAGGCGGAAGTGTTTAAAACCTTTCTTAAAAAGCTTTAATATTATAAATATCTACTAGAGAATAAAATAAACGTTTATTTTACAATTAAGAATAAGGAGATTTCTAAAATGGCCGAGACAGAAAACAAGTCAGAAGCGTTGGAAAAATCAGCGGTTGCTGAAGCGAGTGTAAATACACAAGCTGACGCTCCGAAAAAGAATGCTGTAGCGGCTGAACCTTCAAAACTATCTAATAGTGCTGAAGATTTAGGTCCAGCGGTTGTTAAACCAACAGACAGCAATCCTGACGCAACAAAGAAAACTAAACAAGTTTCTGGTGACCCTCAACAAAAAAGTCAAGGTAGTGCAGACGCAATGCCAAAACTTAAAGAAGAGGAAGTAGAAGCTGAAGGTTCAGAAATCAAAGAAGGCGAAATGCCTAAAGCAGCTTTAGACGCTCTTGCTAAGTCGAAAGACAAAAAAGAAAAGTCTGAGGAAGCTGACGCTAAAGACAAAGAGAAGAAAGACGAAACAATGATGAAGGCTTCTTATAAAAAAGAAGAGATTGATGTTTCAGACCACGTTGAAGCTCTTGTTAACGGCGAAAATGATTTATCTGAAGATTTTAAAAACAAAGCTGCAACTATTTTTGAAACAGCAATCAAGTCAAAAGTGACTGAAATTGCAGAATCAATGGAAGCAGATTACAACACGAAATTAGAGCAAGAAAGTGTAAAAGCAAAAGATGAGTTAACTGAAAAAGTTGATTCGTACTTGTCTTACGTTGTTGAAGAGTGGATGAAAGAAAACGAAATCGCTCTTGAACGAGGTATTAAAGGCGAGATTGCTGAAGACTTTATCTCTGGTCTTAAAAAACTTTTCGCTGAACATTATATTGATGTTCCAGATGAGAAGTATGATGTTTTAGAAGCGCAAGCAGCTAAAATTGAGACTTTAGAGTCAAAGTTAAACGAGCAAATTGAAAAGAATGTAGAGTTAAAATCTGAAAATGCAGATAAGACTAGAGGCGAATTAATGTCTGAAGTTTCATCTGATTTAGCAGATACATCAAAAGAAAAGTTTGCTAAACTTGCTGAAGAAATTGAATGGTCTGACGCAGATTCTTTCAAGTCAAAATGTGAAACTATTAAAGAATCATACTTTGGTGTTAAGAAAGAAGAAGTGAAAGACGAATTACATGATGTGGCGGCTGGCGATGAAGCTTCTAACGAAGATTTATCGAAAGCTATGGCTGCTTACACTGCCGCTATAAGCAAAACAAAAGATATTAAAATATCTTAATGTTAAAACGGAAAAAGGGAGAAAATTAAAATGTACTTATCCGAAACACACGAAAAAAAATGGCAGCCTGTGTTAGAACACCCTGATTTACCAGAAATCAAGGATTCTTACAGACGAGCCGTTACATCAGTTATCTTGGAAAACCAAGAGAGAGCTGCTAAAGAATACCAGGCTTTTATTTCAGAAGCTGCGCCTACAAACGCAACTGGTTCAAACATTTCTAACTGGGACCCAATCCTAATTAGTCTTGTAAGAAGAGCTATGCCAAACCTTATCGCTTACGATATCGCTGGCGTACAACCAATGACAGGTCCAACAGGACTTATCTTTGCAATGAGAAGTAGATACACTTCACAAACTGGTAACGAAGCTATGTTTGACGAAGCTGATACAGACTTCTCTGGAAGAAATGCCG